ATTAGAAAAGTGATGAACACAAACCCTCAAAAACTTTATAGTAATAACTTCTCTGAAACTAAAAAATACTTTCTTGGAGAGACCTACGAGGAAAGTGTTAAAAGACTTGTCACCAGCGTGAACTCTACTGCTGGTCAAGCTATATTGCTTCCTCTGGAACTGAATAGTGGCGCAGCGTCTGCAAACTTTGTTAATCATTTGTCAGAAGCAAAGGTTCCCAAGTCAGGATGGGTAATCAATAGAGACCCAACCCCAGAAACTAATCACGAAGACTTTAAGCCTGATAACATGGAAAAACTGTTTAAGGTTCACGCTCTTCACGAAGGAGAGTGGATGCATGGGTACCATATTCGGATTAGTGATTTGAGGCTCGGAACTGCTGTCAGTACTAATTCAACTTTTACAATTGAAGTTATAAGAGGCGAAACTGTAGTCGAAAAATTCGCTAATCTTAATTTAGATAAGTCTAGTGCCAATTACGCACCAAGAAGAATCGGAACTTCGTATCGAAGTTGGGACAACGTAAACAAGGTTTTTGATGACTTGGGAAGATTTAGATCAAGATCAAGCTTCATTAGACTTGAAGAATCAGAAAACCTATCAAACGGTGCAATAACTGATGACTATAGAATTCCTTGGGGATTCTGGGGGCCTTCTCGACCAAAAGGCTTCTCAATGATCAGTGGCGCCCTAGATCAGAGAGTTTATACACTTGGGACAAACGAATTTACCACAACTGGTGTTACGAACGTATACGTCAAAAAGGCAAGAAGTGCCCCTCATGGCGCGTATGGAACAGTGATTGAGCCTGAGCCATTTTCTTCATTGACTCACGGAATGACTGCTTCCTTTATTTTCCCAAGATTCAAATTAACCGAATATAACAGTCTGGGAGGCTCCAATTACACTGAAGCAATGGATATGGGTATACGACAAGCGTTTGCAGACAGCACCAAGTTTAATCTAGAAGCTGTTAAGCATAGAAAGGATTACATTGACCTGTGTAGACACCAAGTTTATGATCTTCACGGGGCGGTTGGTACAAATTTAGAAAATTCATTTATCTTTTCTATGGACGACGTCGTATCAGACAACAGCTTTACTGATGTTGACGGCCACGCTAGATGGTATTGGTCTTCTGGATCTCACGTTGCCGGGACAGCTTACACCAAAATGTCTGGGTCTTCTAAAATGACAAAGAACGGACCAAGATCATTCAACCTTCCTTTGTTTGGAGGATCAGATGGTCTTGATATTACACAAATAGATCCGTTTTCAAGTAACAATGTCTTGACCTCTACCGCTACAAAGGCGACTACATATGCTTATAACTCTGTTTGGAGAGCACTGGATATGGTTAGAGACGAAGAGAAGCTAAGATCTAGCTTGATCTCCATGCCCGGTGTTACAAACACTAAGCTGATTAAAGAACTTGTCAACATAGTAGAGAAAAGAGGTGATACTCTAGCTATTATAGATTACGATGACGGATCTCAAGAATCGTATGAGAACAGCGGAACAAGAACAAGGGGTAGCGTATCTACAATGATTGACAACTCCGAAACATTGCAGATTGATAGCAATAAAGCGGCCGTTTACTTTCCTAAAGTAGAAATAGCAGAAAATGGTTATACTTTTATGGCACCAGCTTCTGTTGCAGCCATTGGAGCACTAGCTTTCAACGATGCTAATTCTGCTGGTCCTTGGTTTGCCCCTGCTGGGTTTAATAGAGGTGGGTTATCTGTTTTGGGTGGCTCTGTATCAAATCTGTCGGTTATCAGTACTGACAAAAACTTAACAAAGAAAAACAGAGACGATCTTTACAAAGAACACATTAACCCGATTGCTAGATTCCCTGCTGTTGGCGAAATCGTAATCTTTGGACAAAAGACTCTGTACAAGAGCCAGCCTACATCGGCACTCACAAGAGTTAATGTTAGAAGGTTGATGATCTTTTTGAGACAAAGAATTTCAGACATCGCAGACACTATTCTTTTTGAACAAAATGTTGCAACTACATTTAACAATTTTTCAAATAGATGCCAATCAGTTCTTGAGAATGTAAAATCTAATTTTGGTATAACTGAATATAAGATTACACGCGTCGAGCAAAGTGATGGTGGCGGAACGGGAATTGTTGAGGATTTAGCTGATCGAAACATTTTATATGTAAGAATATTTGTTAAGCCTGCTCGCGCAATTGAATTCATAGCGATCGATTTTGTAATTTCTAAATCAGACGCACAATTATAATTAAAGACTAATTAATAGAGTAACACGGAGGTTGAAAAATAAATGACAGCATTTTGGCACGAAGGCGCGATGGAACCAAAGAGAAATTATAGGTTTCTTGTAACTATTGGCGCAGGAACAAGTAATATGAAAGGAGAGCAATGGTGGGCGAAGACCTGCGATGCTCCATCGTTTGATACGACTGAGGTTGAACATAACTTTTATGATAATAAATATTATTACCCCGGACGTGTAACTTGGAATGAGATTAACATGACCGTTGTTGATCCTAAGAGCATTAACCTTGTTTATCAATTAAACCAAGTTATCAAAGATTCTGGCTATGATATAAAATCGAAAGCTGCGGTATCTGCAACCAATGGTTTGAGTTCAATCTCAAAACATAAGGCTGCTGCCGGACTCGCAGGCGAGACCAATAGTTTGATTAACGCTATCACTATTACAGTATTCGATTCCGATGGATCGGAAATAGAATTGTGGACTCTTCAAAACCCATTTTTGAAATCCGTTAAATTCGGAACATTAGATTATAGCAATGACGAGTTGCGACAATTAGATATGACAATTAGGTATGACTGGTGTAAAATCAGTGGAAACACAATAGACGGTGAATCGGTCGTAGCTTTAGCTGAGTTGCATTAAGGAGATAATCAAATATGAGTAACAATGCCCCATTTTGGAACAGTACGGACGTAGAGCCAAAAAGAAATTATAGATTCCTTGTAACAATAGGAGATACTAATGGTACCACCGTCAAAGGAGACGCATGGTGGGCGAAAACCTGTGATGCTCCTTCGTTTGATGTTAGTGAAGTTGAGCACAACTTTTATGATAATAAATATTATTATCCGGGACGTGTAACTTGGAATGAGATTAACATGACTGTCGTAGACCCAAAGAGCATTAACGTTGCGTATGCTTTAAACAAAATTATTTCCGACAGCCAGTACAACATTAAAGGCAATGCGACTGGGCCGCTAACATCGATATCAAAAGCTAGCGCTAATACTGGATTGGGTACTATAACTATTTTTGTTTACGACTCAGAGGGCACTGTTATCGAGAAGTGGTCTCTTCAAAATGCATTTTTGAAATCCGTTAAATTTGGAACACTAGATTATAGTAATGATGAATTGAGACAATTAGATATGACAATTAGATATGATTGGTGTAAAATATCAACCGATGATTCTGATTCTGATGTGCTACATGCCCCAGTGGGATAATATAAGAGGAAACAATGCCAGACAATAGTAATACAGGTGGTGGGGCCTTTTGGTCAGAAGTGGGAGAAAAAGCACTAGATCCCCTCAGAAAGTATAGATTTTCTTTTTCACTGGACGACGGATCTAAAACTGGTAAAAAAGGTGATTGGTGGTGGGCGAAGACTGTCACAAAACCATCATATGAAGTTAATTCAAACGAATATCAACTTATCAATCATAAATTTAAATATCCCGGAATTTTAACTTGGCAAGATATAAACATTTCTATTGTTGATGTTGGCTCAAAGGCGGCGAATTTAGTGTCCTCTTTGGGGGACTTGGGGTATAAAAAACCAACTGAATCTTCAAGCGGTTTTGAAAAAAAGAAAGCAACCTGTTCCATAAAACAATATGATGCCGATGGCAAAGAAATAGAAATTTGGACATTACAAAACGCATTTATAAAATCAATAAACTTTGGTGATCTAGATTATTCATCAGACGAACTTGTTGAGATACAACTAACAGTCATGTATGACTGGGCTGAACTTGGTGGTAAAGTACAGACCAAGGCCAGCGAATAATAATTCAAAAAGAGGTGAAAATTGAGTAGAAATAGTAGTAGGCTTGGTGCTGAGCAACCACAAACCAGTGAAGCTCCACCCGTAGAAAAAGTGTTTGATCCTTTGCACTTCGTAGCTCCGACAGAGTTTGTTGAGCTTCCGTCAAAAGGACTTGGGTATTCAGAAGGGCACCCACTTCATAACAAAGAAACAATTGAAATAAGATATATGACTGCTAAAGACGAAGATATCTTAGCTTCAAGAGCTTTGCTTAAGAAAGGAATCGCACTTGAGAGGTTTATGCAAAACATTATTGTTGATAAGACGATAAGACCAGATGAACTTCTAACAGGAGATCGAAACGCGATTATTATTGCGGCCAGAGTTTCAGGGTATGGCTCCAACTATCAAACCATGGTCACATGCCCTGCTTGTGGAACAAAGAACACATTTTCTTTTGATTTGACAAACAAAAAGGTTCATGAGCCAACATTCTTGGAAGAACTCAATCTTGAGTCAACAGGGACAGGAACGTTTATGACGACGATGCCTTTTAGTAAATTCAAGATTGAATTTAAGCTTTTGAGAGGAGAGGATGAGAACCGCCTTGCAACAACGCTTGAAGACAAAAGAAAAAGAAAGATGTTAGAGAGCGCGTTGACCGATCAATACCGCAGTATGATCATCGCCATTGAAGGGCACAAAGATGGTTCTATAATCAATAGATACATCACCAGTATGCCAACACTTGATTCAAGGCATCTCCGGACGTGCTATAAAATGGTATCTCCCGATATCAAGATCGAAAATGACTTTGTGTGTTCTGAGTGTGACCACGCAGAGGAGGTTAGTGTTCCGTTTGGAACGGACTTTTTTTGGCCTGACAAATAAATATCAGGAAGCTTTATATGAGCAATTCTTTTTGCTCAAGCATTTCGGTGGATGGTCTCTTATTGAACTATATAATCTACCGGTAGGGCTTCGGCTTTGGTTTCTTAAAAGACTTGAAAAACAATTTGAACAAGAAAAGAAAGAAGCAGAAAAAGCCAATAAAAAAAGTAGATAATGCCCTTTCTGGGCATTTTTTTATTTGAACTATTTATCTTTGAACGAGGGTTTTACAATGAAGAACAAGCAACTGCTAAAAGAATCTTGGCTTAAGGCATGGGGAGAGTGGAATAAGACTCTCTTGAGATACATGTATGGCGACGATGTTAAAATGATGGCGAAACTAAAAGAGCCATCTTTGGGCGATCTTATGAAAGAAGACGACGAGGAAGAAGGTCCCAAATTGAAATTTTCAATAACCGGCAAGAAGAAGGACGTCAAGGCCTATGCTGATGCCATAATGGCCGAAAAGAACTATCTTGATGCTTATGTGGAATACGGAAGAGAGCATCTCCAAACCGTTAAGACAAGAGAGCTTCTAAATCAAGCGGTTGCGGAATTTGAGGGAAACACAGGAATTATGTGGCCCTTTAAAGACGAGGAATAGTAAATGGCTGAAAAAACAAGGGAACAACTCCAAGAAGAAATTGATGCACTGAAAGAGAAGCACGAAAGGGCTAGAGGTAAGGGAGATATGGAATATCTCGCCCTACAAGCAAAAATAGCGACAGCAGAAAAAGATCGAATGAAAATGCTAAAGAATGTAAAAGCATTACATGAAGAGTATCAAAAGTCAGTTCTTCAAGGCTTTCAAGAGCAAGACGAATCAATGGATGAATATATGAAAAATATAAAATCATTTCATGATTATCTTGGAGTAACAGCCGATGAGGCCAAAAAATTAAAAGAAGAAGCAGAAAAGATTACTCCCGGTATGCGTGACGCAAAAGACGCAGCCGATGATCTAGGCGGCTCATTGGCAAGAAAACTTGGGATGGCCTCAAAGCATTCCGATACTTTTATCGGAAAAATGTCAGTTCTTAATCAAAAGCTTGCTGATCCTAAGCATCGACAAGCATTCGCTCAAAGAATAAAAGAAATATTTACATTCACAAACATGGCCGGCGCCCTCTTAAGCAAAATAGCAGAGTCCACACTTGCATTTGCTCTTGGTGTTGATAATGCCACAGCAAAGTTTGCAGCAGCAACAGGCGCAGGACGAGCATACACCGACCAGATTCGAACGGTCGGTGGCGAAATGATGCAGTTTGGAGTGACAGCCGAAGATGCCGGTAAATCGATGACCGCACTATATTCAAAATTCCCCGGATTTATCAATTTGACGAAAGAAAACCAAGTGGAACTAGGCAAGAACGTTGCTGCATTGGAGAAATTGGGTGTTTCTGCCGATGAATCTGCTGGATTATTTGGAAGTTTAACGAAGGCATTCAAGGTATCGAGCAAAGAGGCCACCAAGATGGTCAAAGACTTGGCTTTTGGTGCAAAGGCGATCGGAGTCCCAGTGAGTACAATGATTAAGGGCTTTAAGGAAGCAAACAAATATCTTGCCACATACGGCAAAAACTCAGTAAAGGCATTTAAGCAAATTGCTTCATCAGCACAGGCAGCAGGTGTTGAAATATCAGATGTTATAGCTCTTTCAAAGAAGTTCGACACATTTAGTTCTGCCGCTGAAACATCAGCGAAAATGAACGCAGTCTTCGGAACCTCGATGTCGGCTCTTGGCCTTGTAACAATGGACGTCCAAGACAGAATGCCTTATTTGGTTGAACAGTTTAAGGCGACAGGCAAAGAGTTTGGCGAGATGGATCGGTATGCCCAGCTATCAGCAGCACAAATCTTAGGGTTTGGGGATGATGTTGAAAAAGCAGGCAAGGTACTCTCGATGTCAACAACAGAGTTTGGCAAGTACAACGAAGAGCAAAAGAAAGCCGCAGAACAACAAAAAGAATATGATCAAATGCTAAAAGACTCGATGCCAGTGATGTTGAAATTCAAAATGGCATTTATGAAGCTTGCAACCGTTCTTGTCCCATTGACAGAACACATGAATTCCTTCGCTGAGGGAGTCTTGGATGCTGCTGTATTTGTAAGAGACCACTGGGGCAAGGCGCTCATGGGCATTATAGCTGTGATTACAATTGTTGGGATTGGGATTGTTGCGCTTGGAATGAAAGTTGGTGCTGCCGCGTTTCCTGTTGGGGCACTTGCAGGGGCGATGACTGGTCTTGCAACGGCCCTTGGGTCGATCTCTGTTGCCGGAGTACCAGCCGGGGCTTCGATAACAGTTATTGGCAATGCGGCTGGAACCGCAGGAGTGCGGATGGCTCCTTTGATCGCTGCTATTGGTGCCGCTGCTTTGGGTATCGGTATAATGGCATTTGGAGTTGCTGATTTGGTAAGAGCATTTGGGCAATTTCCGGATGCAATTGGGCCTGTTCTTAAAACTTTGGGTGCGTTAACGGTTATGATGATTGCTATGGGGGTAGCCGCTTATTTCCTCGGAGTGCCAATGCTAATTGCTGGTGCTGCCATGCTTATGTTTGGTGTGGGCATTGGAATAGCCGCTGCTGGTATGTCTTTGCTGGTCGAGTCATTTGGTGGCGCTATTGCTTCTTTATTACAATTTAATGAAATTGGCTTTGGCACAATTGCAAAGGTATATCTAATGGCCAGCGCGATAACCGTTTTAGCAGCTTCGATGGCGCTATTGAATTTCGGAATCCCGGCAATGCTAGCGCTGTCGGGAGTCTTGGTGGCAATGGGTT